TCACACATACCACAGCATTGGTCGGTTCCACAGTTTTTATGTAATACCTTGTCTATGGCCGTTTTGATTAGTTTTATTAGTTTTTTCATGGTTACTGCTGGGAGCCGTCGGAAATTCTACTTAAAGCTTTGACTAAAAGAGTCTAGTAGTATTTCGTCTAGTTCGTAAACGTCTATAATTCCTTCTTGTTTCTTTTCTCTATTGATAAATGTATCGTTGGCCTCTGATGGATAACTGACCCTTACTGCGTCTTTCATACATTCTAATATCATTATGTGTTTCTTTGTTGCCTGGTTCACCATATGTCTTAATGAAGTGACAAGGTATCTTCCACTTAAATAACGGTCATTGTCTTTTTGTTCACCTGCGACTCTAGGCTCATAACTAGGCATTTCAAAGGTAATGACATCACCTGCTTGAATACCAGTAAATCCGTTCACTGTAATTTCTAGTTTTAATGATGTAAAGGCCATTCTTTGACTTAATCTACGTTGTAGTATTTCATTAGGATTCGGGTCTGTTATATCGCCATGTGTTTTTGATGTGTTATTCATTAGATACACTGTACCATCAGGATATTCTGCTAAAGTCTTGCCATCTCTTACATATTGTGGTANTATGGACTTTGTATTTTCTTTACCACCAAAACGATCGGTTTCTGTATGGATACTTTCTTCGTATTCGCTTTCGTAATTGTATTCATTAATATTGGTCGTCTTATAAAACTGGTCATGCGTGATGAGTTTACTTGCATAGACACCGTTACGCAAGTTCTTTAATTGGTCAAATTGATCTACAATTTTATACTTAATTGCGATTTGCATTTCGTTTTTTATATCTGTTTCACCTTTATCATCTGCTATATTAGATACTTTTGGTCTGAACCTTGCAACAGCTGGTCTTGCTGTATTGGCCTCTACGGCCAACATGGATTCAAGTGACTTGTAATTAAATCCTCTACTTGTTTCATAGAAATAATAACCTGCGTTGTAAAACTTAGATGATACGGTGTTTTTAGATATTTGTTCTATTGCCTGATAAGGTTTGTTTCTTGTAAATACATGTTTATGTAAACCTATTGATGGTTCATAATAGAATTGTTTGTTAGAGCCTAAATGACTTGGATTTTTTACTATGTCTGCGACCATAAAATCGTAGGTGTTGGTGTTTGCGTGTGTCAATGATTTTAATTCATTGTCGATCATTTCTTTACTGCAAAAATGTAAAATGTATGCCTGTTGTCTAGGCCCCGTTGCAGCTCTGTTTGATATTTTGTACACATACATTGGATGACCTGTTTCTTCACTAAAGTTATAACCAAAAGGACTTGACGGTGTGTATAGTTTAAATTCTATTCTCTCATTGCCTGTTAAGGGTAAATTACCTACAATGTTTTGTGTATCAACAATAAAAAGGTTGCCAGAAAGAGATTTACTGTATATACTTTCAAATATATTTGTTTCTGCGACCAGTGACCCTATATCTATCTTATCAGGTGCTGAGTTTTCTGTGCCTGATCTATAAGATACTAATTTTATGTCTGTAAGGTAATATTGACCTGCTCTTGTGAGTACACTAGAATCCAGTGTGTCGTATAAATTCATTACTATTCCCCAATTAGGTTTTCAAATTCTTCTAATAATATTGGCAAATAAGCCGCATTTAAAAGTCTTATTTGTCTTTTCTTATCTTGTTCTCTTTCTTCATATTGTCTGTTTGTAACAGCAACTGCACCAGCGGCGTCTGAATTAACTTCTACTTTGTGTGTATTGTCACTAGGACCATCACTAGATTGTTTGCCACTTGATTGTGTTATCTCATAATGATGTACGCCATTTGGATTTGCGTATTTGTCTTTGATGTATTGGTCAAACTCATAAGTCGATAAAGGCCAACCATAATATCTATCTGTAATATTATTTGTCATCAATATTACCCAATGATAATAAGGGCTACCAAAATGTTTAGTAGATGTAATCTCTGGTGTTTCGTTTTCTTGTACGTCATATAGATCATACAAACTTACTTCATCTATAACTTTTGATTTGACTTTTACTCTACGCATTAAATCAGTTACAACTTTTTCATTGCCTGAATTGTCTATGTCGTATGTACCTTTAGGAAAATAAGAGAAAAACATTACTAAAATCCTCTTGCGATAGTTTGTTTGGTCATAATCTCTGTTTCAGCAAATGTTAAACCCATTTTCTGCATTACAGGAGCTGCACCAAAATTATCACCAGCAAATGTACTAAACACTGATTCATCACCATGCGTTAAGTCCATGTTTTTTAAAACACACTTGCTAATTCTTGGTATATACATGTTTCTTCTATCTAAGTACATAAATGTTAATTGAAATTGTGATGGTACAATAAAGTCATTCATCACACCTAATTCGGGGTGCATATGTAATTTAAGTAGATTTATAATTTTTCTACTACTATCTAACTCTACTCTATTTTTAGGTGCAAACTCAAAGTTATAAGTAAACTCTCTCATTGGTACACCTTTAAACACCATTTCTAAATTATTATTAAATGCCTTACCTGTTGTTTTAGATATTGCACCTTTTAAATCACCTGCGCCAGGTATTAATGAAGTTATCATTGCACCTGCTTCAGCACCAATCTTTGCCATTATTTCACCTGATCTTGCGGCTAAGTCTGCAAAACTTTTGGCACCTAAAGCGTCACCTAACATTCCTGTTTCAACGCCTTCGTGGTTTACCATGTAAGTTGTTTTCATTCCTGGTGGTGTGTATAAAACTATTGTGTCTGAAACTCTTGTATGTCTATCGCCAACAAAACCTGCATTGATACCAGATGATGGTTGCGTAATTCTTTCTTCGTAACCTGTTGCTGATCTTACACCCCTAACATATTTTTTTTTCTTAACACCTTTTTGTAAATTTGCAGCTTTACTATCTGCACCTAAAGCTTTTAAACCTTTAACAACACCTTTTCTCATATATTGTCCTAAATCTGAAGCGATTGTAGATGTTTCTAATACGTCTATGATTATATAATGACCTGAGTTTAGTGCCATTACATTTTCTGGATAATGTACTTGACCATAAGAATAGAAGTTGCCTCTCATATGGCCAGTTTGATTTGTTTCGTATATCTCTAGTGGAGATTTTTGTAAGATGTTTTTAGCAGCCTTATTAACTGCCATCTTATTTGTTGCTTTACTCATTAAAGCGTCAGCAATATTATTACCTGTCGAGCCTACATTACTCAACAAGTTACTAAGATTGTTCTGGATAAGGTTACTTATTTTGCTCATAAATACTAGTATGTTTAGTAATATTTATAAGTGATATTAAGATGGCCTACAAAGGAATTTACAAACCCACACATCCAAAGAAATACGCTGGTGACCCTAATAAGATAGTATATCGTTCAAATTGGGAGAGGCGTGTGATGAAATACTTAGATAATAATGTTAATGTGACAGCATGGGCAAGTGAAGAAGTTAAGATACCCTATAGATCACCAATAGATTATAGAGTTCATCATTACTTTCCTGACTTCATATTTAAGTTAAAAGATGGTCGTAAGTTTATGGTTGAAGTAAAACCATATAAACAATGTTTCCCACCAAAGCCAGGTAAGAGAAAAGGTCGTGCTTTTATGCGTGAACAATTAGAATATGTAAAGAACCAAGCTAAATGGAAAGCTGCCAGAGCCTATTGTGAACATAATGATTTAGAGTTTAAGATATTTACTGAAAAAGAAATAGGCGTCTATAACTAAGCATAAATATATCCAAATGGCAACAAGTATATTAGAACCTATTGTTAATAAACAAGGCAGTGTTATAAAGTCAGCAAATTGGTATCGAAATGCGATTACTACAATGGGTGCTGGAGTAACAGCAGCCAAGTTGATGAGAAGTGGTAAACTTACTCAAAGACCAAATGTAGGATTATTAAACATGTTTTTTTATGATCCTAAATTTAAACAGACTTTACCATTGTATGATAGATTTCCTCTTGTATTACCACTTGATAGTATGCCTGGTGGTTTTATAGGACTTAACTTTCACTATTTAAGACCTGGTACAAGATTTAGATTATTAGAACAATTACAACAATACGCAACGAATAATAAAATGGATAGAACAACAAGATTAGATGTTAGTTACAATAGAGTAAAAAATTTAACTATATTAAGACCTGCTGTTAAAAAATATTTGTATAACCATGTTCGTTCTAATTTTTTAAAAATAGATTTAACAGAAGCTGCAACAGCAGTATTCTTACCAGTACAACAATTTAAAAAAGGACAACCTTACTAATGGCAATTTTAAGAGGCGGTAGAAGAATTGGTGGTTTTGATATTAGACTTGGTATTCCTAGAGATAGAAGTTTAGAGAATGTTGAAAATGATCCTAGATTTAGACAACAAGCAGGTGGTAACAGACAATCAAACTTAGGTAGATTTCAAGCCTATGTTAATGAAGCAGAGGGTTTTGCTCGTAAAGCTAGGTTCTATGTAGAGTTTCAATTACCAAGGTCTGAGGGTAGTCCTATCAACCCAGCAACTGCTTCATCTTTTGCGACAGGTGGTGATTTATTTAATGGTACTACAGTTGATGGACAAAACATAGCTTCATCATCATTACAAGAAAGTCAAAGTTTTCCTAGTCAAGCACAAATGCAAAGTGTTCAAACTTCAAAGCAAAGACGAGTTAATGCTTTCTGTACTGCAATTCAAATGCCTGAAAGAACAATGGTAAATAAAGAAGTAAGACACCATGGTCCAGCATTTAAACCAGTTTTCGATTTCACTACAGGTGAGATCACTGCTACATTTATGGCAGACAAGTTTTTAAGAGAGAGATCATATTTTGAAATGTGGCAATCAGCAATCTTTAGTGGTGATACATTTAATTACAACTTCTATGACAATTATGTATCTGATTTAAACATTTTTCAATTAGGACAATATGCTGGTAGAGGTGACCGTGATGATGTTACTTATGCCGTATTATTAAAAGACTGTTATCCTAAAACAATCAGTTCAGTAGAATATTCTAATGACGAAAATATTGTACAAACATTTACAGTGACCTTTGCGTTTAGAAATTGGTTAAACTATTTCTTAACTAAAGATGGCAACTTTAATGTTGGTAAAGCTGAGTTTGCTGATTATGAAATTAAGCAAACACCTATGAATGGTCTATTATCAAAATTACCACCTGAGTTAAGACGAGCTGGTAAAGATGTAATAGAAGGATTAAAACGAAGAATACCTATTGGTGGTATTACAGGTGGTCGTGTGTTTCCTCCGTTTGGAAATTTCCCACCTTTAAAATTATAATTATATTAATAAGGAGATAAATTATGTTACCAAAAGTGGAAGTACCAACTTATGAGTTGACACTACCATCCGAAGACAGAAAGATTAAGTTTAGACCCTTTCTTGTCAAGGAAGAAAAGATTTTATATGTTGCACAGGAAACTGGCGACAATAAACAAATGGTTCAAGCATTGAAAGATGTAGTAAGTGCTTGTACTTTTGAATTGTTAAATATAGATAATTTGCCTATCTTTGATGTAGAATATATTTTTTTACAACTAAGAGCAAAGTCTGTATCTGAAATTGCTAAATTTAGAACAATCTGTCCAGATGATGGCAAAACATATGTCGAAACTGAATTAGATTTAACAAAGGTTGAGGTCCAAGTTGATGATGGCCATAGTAATAGAGTTATCATTGATAAGGATAGAAATTTAGGAATGGTATTAAGATACCCGACTTTGAAGAATTATGATATACAAGATAGTAAAGTTGATACTAATAACATGGACAATGTTTTTTCAATTTTAGTAGATAGTATAGATCATATTTTTGAAGGTGATAAGATTTATCCAGCTAAGGATAGTTCTAAAGATGAGTTAAAAGAGTTTATTGAAAATCTACCACAAGATAGTTTCAGTAAAATCAAAACTTTCTTTGATACTATGCCTAAGTTAAAACATGAATTAATGATAACCAACCCTAAGACGGAAGTTGAAAGTAAGGTTGTGTTATCTGGTGTAGCAGATTTTTTCGGATTAGCCTCTCCCACTCAACCTTAGAGGCCTATTTCGAAACCAATTTTTCGTTAATGCAACATCATAAATATTCATTAACAGAAATTGAGAGTATGTTACCATGGGAACGGGACATCTATGTTATGTTATTAGTAAACTATATTAAAGAAGAAAAAGAAAAGAGAAGTAGGGAGAAAATGTAATGGATAAAGACGTTAAGGTATCGCAACCAAATCAAAAGATCAAAGTTGATTTAGAGGTAGATACTTCTATTAAAGATTTAGGTGTAAACCCTTATGCTAAAATTGTACACTTGGCAAGAGCTGTTGATAGTTGGAGAATATTCCCTAGAGTATTCATATCAACTTACATATTCTTGTTATACAAAGTAGTCATTTGGTATATGGACTTACAAGCACCTACAATGGAACAATCAGGCTTAGTATCAATTGTTGTTGGTGCTGGTGCAGCTTGGTTTGGTTTATATACAGGTAGTAGAGCGAAAGGTAAATAATGGCAATAGACGATTTACAACAAGAACAAGCAGAAAGACAAGAAGTAGTTAGTAGTATTAGAAGTATTGCTAAAGTACAAGGGCAAAGAGTAACTTCAAAAGAGATTGCTCAATCAATAAATGCCATTGCTAAAACGGTTGTTCAAAGAGTAAATCAAATGTCATTAGAAACTACAAAAGGTTTCTTACCTATACAATCTCAATTAAAACAAGTACAAGATTTATTACAATCAAGTCAAACAGACGACCAAGAAAGAGCGTTTGAGTTAATTGATCGTATGCAAGAAAGACTTGGTGTTGATTTAAGTAAATATAGTAAAGAAATTGGCGACAGTGTTAAAAAACTATATGAAATGAATCAAAACAGAAAAGAAGATAAAGCTCAAGCACAACAGATACATACTCAAAAAGTAGAAGAATTAAAACAAGAACAAACTATACTAAGAGAAAGAGGTATCAATACAGTTGTCAATGAAGAAAATTATAAGTTAGAGTTAAGAACCAAAGAACAAGAAAAACAAGAAACAAGACTTATTATACAAGAAGAAAAAAGATTGAGAAGACAAGAGAAAGATTTAAAAAGAGAAGCTAGAGATATACAAAGAGCTGATGTTATTGACACTGATAGACAAGAGAAGTTTTTAAACGATCAAAAACAATTGTCACAAGATCAGTTAACTTTACAAGATAGAAAAGAAGAAATGGGTATGAAACCAGGTGAATCATCACAAGGTTTTATATCACAAACTTTTGGTGCAGCTGGTGGTGAGATTAAAAACTTAGTAGGCGATATAAAAGGAATTGGTAAATCTATAGTAGGTTCATTCTCTGCAATACCAGACTTAGTATCTGGATTTGGTAAAGGCATAACTATGTTAGCTGGTAGATTTAAAACTCTTGCCTTAGCCCTAATACCTGCTATACTAGGTTTTTTAGCTATGGCGGCTCCCATTATTGCAATCATTGGTGCTGTTATATTAGCTGTTACTGCATTTAGAAAATTAGTTGATTACATATCTAATTCAAAACTTGGTAAATTTTTTGGTATGAATAAAGATGAAGATAAACCAGATGTTTCTAAAGACATGACACAAGAACAATTTGACCAAAATCAAATGTCTATGGACGAAACTTATCTTCCTGATAGTGTGTTGCCTTCAAATAATGGAGTTAATACCACAACAGGACTTGTAAATGATGGCCCTATTGTTAATGCTTCTGGTGGTAATGTAATAAAACCAAATAATAATTTTAATGTGCCATTTATGGATGGTTCAGGCAATGAACAAGAAAGTCCATTCTTCAAGTCTGCAAATAACATGACAGTTTCTAAAGATCAATTAATAAGTGATGAGGGTAATATTGGTAAGACAGAAAATAATGTAATTGCACCTGTAAGTAATTCTACTGTAAATACAAATAACACAACATCTGTTATTGATATATCACCTAAAAATTCTGATAATTCTTTTCTGAATTTAGATTATCATTCAGCATAAAAAAAACGATGGCCATTTCTGGCCACCGTTCAAGTAATAAGAGAGAGATTTACTCGTCTTCAGCCAATTTACTAAAGTAAGATAACGTATCGTCATCATCACTAGCTGGTGTCGAGCTATTACTTTGCACTGCTTGTGCTGTTGGATGTGCTGGAGGGAGTTCAGCGTTCTCAACAGTTTCAGTGTTTCGTGTTCCCGTAATTACCCTATTCAGTTTCTCTTTGAGTTCATCATAGGTCTTAAAATTACTAGGATCCACAAAAGGTTTTAGAGCATACTGTTTTTCCCAAATTGCTTTGATTGATTCATCATCACTAGCAACTTGTGATACAGCCTCAAATTCTGACTTATCGTAGTTCCAATAACCATCAACTTTTCTAATTTTTAGTTTAAAGTTTGCACCTTTCCAAAAATCAAATGGGTTGATTGGTGATTCATCTTCAAATGCTGGTTGCATTGCTTCAGTAATCTTATCAAAAATCTTTTTACCAAATTTAAATAATTTTACTTTACCCTCATTTTCAGGATGTTTTGGATCACTAACAACTAAGATGTTTGCGAAATAAGATAATTTTCTTTTTCGTTTTCTAGCGATCTCTTTATCACTATCAACACCTGTGTTCCATAATCTAGTATTTTCTTCACTAACAGGATCTTTTTGATTTAAAGTTGTTAATGAGTTTTCAATATACCAACCACCTTTATCTTGGAAGGCATGTGACCAAACTCTTTGCCAAGGCATATCTTCTCCACTTACAGCGGGTAAGAACCTTAATACAGCATAACCATTACCAGTTTTATCTAGTTCGGGTTTCCATATTCTTTCGTCAGCGTACTTATCTTTTGATTTATTTGAGTCCTCAGGATTGAGGTTAGCTTCTAAAGCTTTAGTTAACTTGTCAAATCCACTATGACTAGTTTTTAATGTATCGAAGTCCATATTCGTATTCTCCTATATTAATTGTATTATTGTATTTGTGTGACCTATATTATCGGCCTCATACTTATTTATAATAGTTTTATTGTCAAACATATTATCTCTAATATATCATATCTCAAGCATTTTGTCAAGCTTTTCCTGTTCAATATACTTCAAATTTTTACACATCTTCCACTCGTTAATCGGAGCAGCTGATTTACTTCCTATCTTATTTACTTTGTAGAAACTCACGTCTGGATTGTCATTGAATAGTGTCAACCATTGTTGTATCCATTGATTAGGTGGTACTGGTTTCGCCTCAGGCACCTTGTAGTATAAAGACCCTTTGTACATGTTATTCACACTGTCCGTTTCGCTTATTAAGTCCTGGCCTATTAAATAAACATGTGTAGGGTTTAATGTTTTACATGCAACATAACCTGACATAGAACCACTTGCCCAGCCTATATCAACACCGTTAGGCATTATACTATTTAAATCAAAAACATTATCTTGCTTAATCCAACTTATCTTACATACACTCTGATTAACATTCTTTTTGTAAGTTGTTTTATCTTCTCTCATAATGGTAACTTCACCTGCCATGTTAGAGCCGTGCATAACAAACTCTTGTGATTCACCTCGTTCATTTTGATATACTTTATCAAATTGGCCTTCTACTAAAGGTTCATACATCATAGCTGGTAATTTATTCCAATCTCTGAACCAACATTCATTTTTTAAAACATAACCATCATGGTATATTTCGTGCATTATGCCATGGTCTACAGATATTAAAATGTCTGGTGTAAAATCTCGGTATAAAGCATTGCAACCAAGGACTTTACCCTTTGTTTTAAATTTGTTAAGGTCTAAACCTTTTCTTGTTTCACCATTACCTATTAAAAAAACATTTTTCATAAGTTGTATATCTCACATTGTTAAATTTTCTAAAATCACTTAAAGGAGCATTTGTTCTAACAGTTTCATCTTCTCCTTCATTTACTTTTATAAATGTTGTATTAGGGTTTGCTTCAATCAATTTACACCACTGATTTCTCCAGTTAGTATCTGGTGTTTTAGGATTACTTACAGGATAATAGTTCTTTGTACCCTTATATAAATTGTTTATTCTTCCTGTATTGCTATCAAAATCAAAACCAATCATATATAATGTCTTAGGTTTATTTTGTTCCATTGCAATCCAGGCTGCTGTTGGTCCTGTCGACCAACCTAAATCTTTACCGTTTTGTATCTCAGTGATACTTCTTGCTTTATCTTTCTTAATCCAACTGACATGAAAACCACTTGTGTTTAGTTCTTTATCCATTTGTTTGGGATTTGTTTTAAAATGTCTTTCATAAATGGCATACATCATTTTATAATTAGTGCCATGTTTTACATACTCGGTACTATCACCTCTTTCATTTATGTTTTTATTCGTAAGGTATTGGTCTAAAATTTTAATCTTATCTTCATCTAAACCACCATATATGTTTGATTCATAAGTATTAGCAGGTTGCTTATACCAGTTTCTAAACCAACATTCAGTGTGTTCAGCAAATCCACTGTTATATATTTCATGTATGATACCGTTATCTACAGCTGTTAATACATCTGGTGTAAAATCTCTATATAAGGCATTGCACCCATATATTTTACCATGAGGTCTTAGTTTTTCTAAATCAAAACCATTTCTACTCTCACCATTACCAATAATAAAAACTATCTCACTCACATTCCCCACCAACTATTAACTATACCTACTGCATAGATAGCTATACTAATTGAATTTAAAACTATCAATGCTCTGTCATGCCACAATAAACCAACAACTAACCAACCTATCACACCTGTAATAGCAGGATATAAGTTCCAAGGGTGTATGTTTGATGATGTTAAGACCATAGCAATAATTAAACATATACTACTAGCCCATTTTATATACCAGGATAAATCACCTCTCGGTGTTACCTTTTTATACACTCGACTACTATTTAATTGTTTAATTTTATCGTCTAGTTTTTCTTTAATAGGTTCAATTGCCACTTACAAATACCTCTTTCATAATCATTCTTGTTTCCATTTCGTTATACTTTACAAAATTTGTGTACTTCTTTATTTTGTTATGTATAGATGGCCAAACTACTTTTTCACCAATGTGTTTATCCCAACCTTTACAATATCTAATAGCCTTTTCAAATACGACAGCAGTTTCATATGTAATTTTTTTTGATAACAATAATCCCAAAAATCTAGGATGCTGACCTTTAGCCACACTAAAACCGTCATCAAAAGAAAGACCACGAGCATTAAAGTTATTATAAACCAATAAACAATCTCGTTTAAAATGATAGGCAAATGCTTCATTATATTTCTTCCAAGCCATGTAAACATCTTTACCATCATTCTGCATAAGATTTCCCACCCACTTTTTACTGTCTGCCAAAAAGTTTGCGATAAAGAAACCCAAAATTTCTTCTTCGTTATATTGTTTACTAAGTTTGTGAAAAAAGTATCTATCATTTCTTTTTGTAAAAGTTTCTAGTTTAGAATTAATCTTACCCTCATACTTATGGTAATCATATTTATCGGTTGTAAAATGAAGTTTAAGAGCAAGGTACTTTTTATATACTGCAAAGCCGTCATACATATTATACCCCTGGCAATTTACCTTGTTTAGGTAAAAAGTTTAAATCTTGTGCTTCTATTGAGATTTTACTTTTTAAGTTCTTAGATACGATTGGTCTGATTGTAGATAGATCAATCTCATTCTCATCACAATACCATATTATAGCATCCATGTAAGTAATCTTTTTTTCTTTAACTATCTTCTCTATTATATTATAAAATTCTTTTGAGTTCATATCATTAATATATCATACTTTCACTAAAAGGTCAAGCTCTATATGTCTTCACCGTTAAGTAAATTATTATTCATTCTCATATCAAATGTAACAAACATTATACACTTGCTTGGATCTGTTGGTGTTTCTGCTACTGCAATTGTTTGGAATTTATCATTTATATAATATTTTATAGCAAATAAGATTTCACCGTCTTNATTAGCATTCTCTTTACCAAAACTTATATTGATAACTACAAATTTATTATCTTCGATATACTTATCAACTGTTGCTGGTAAACCACATAACATTGGCATATTCATAGTAAAAAAATCATAGTCTTCAATATCAGCATAACTGATTGTAGACCATAATAGTGTCAGTGCGATTAAGATTTTTTTTATCATTAGCCCCTTTATGATAAAATGTGGGCTGTTAGTCTTCTTGCTTGATTTTATCTTTGTTTTTTTCTTGGTAATATTTATAAAAATCAGTAATGGACTCAACTAATTTACCATCATAATCTTTTCTTTCTCTTACCATGGCCTGTGCTGTACCATCTTCACAAGCAATAAGGATAACGATTTGATCTATGCTTTTACCGTAATGCTCTTCATACATTTTTGCATAAGCAGTTGTTTGTATAAAGTAGTTTTCACACCAAGCTTCTTGTCGTTCTTTATTGGCTGTTTTAAAATCAATTACAGACAACTTGCCATTGTATTCACCAATGCAATCTACTTGACCTGCTAATTTTAATTTTTTACTACACATAATTGTTTCAAGCATGTGTATATTGTTAATCTGATCTACATAAGGTTTTAATAGTTTGAATAATCCTAATGGCAATACACCTCTCACTGTAGGAGTTTCGCCTTTCATATATTGTTCAACTAATGTATGAGCACCTTTACCTCTACGAGCAGCTCTAGCCATTTCATAATTGGCAACTTCTTCACCAATATTAGCTCGCCATTTCTGGATGCCTTCTTTTGATCTAATAGATAATACGGAAGTTACAGACGGATAATGTTCACCATCAACTTCATAAAATCTTGTTCCGTCTATATTCTTACCTTTTGTTTTAGGTAATTCTACGCTACTGTCTAATTCGACAAATTTAAATTTATTGTTCATAATATCTCCAATATAACATGATTTAACATAATTGTCAAGCCTTTATGTAGACCTATAATCCATATAGTGAGAGTTTATCTTTTCAGGATCACTTCTAAGAGCGTCCCGTTTACTCTTTCAGTTAGGATCGTAAGTTTCGTATTTGGTTTTACCGTTATCATCACGGTAAGCTCTTAAAATTTGTTTACGATTTTCGCCATCTGATCTATACGAACAATGTATCCACCCACTATTAGGTTCACCAATATTGTGGTACTCCAAAATCAACTGGTCAAAATCCAGGTTTTCTGCAATGTATTTACATAATTCAGCGTTACTCAATCCATACACCTCGAAATCGGCCGCCTGGCCCTTAGCGTGCTGTGAATTGACACTTGAGCCTATGGCTACACACAATTCAGGACTACGATACCCACTAGATACAGAAACAACTTTACCATAATGGTCTCTAACTTTTTGTAGTACGTTCTCGCACAGTTCTTTTAAATTATTCATATGGTCTTCACTAGGGTTATTACTAATACCCTTACGTTCAGCTGTTTGTGAAGCTGTCATTTCTTTTAATGAAAAATTGTTTGATAATTTCATTTTATCCTCTTGTTAATTTTAATATTTTATCAATTTGAGCTTTAATGATAGGACCTCTATTAGGCCAATGTATGTAAGGCTCGTTACTCTTACTTAAATTATATAAAAATGGTAATACAACCTTTTCTATATCTTTAAACTTTTTTTGTACATCAGCACTTTGTACTTCTTGTGTAATAGTTTCTTTTTCAGCAACTATTTGCATAATTTCATTCATCATACTTTTGATTGATGATACGTCTGATTTGACTTTACTTATTTCTAAGTTTGAATTTTCAACTAATTTAGGGTCAATTGTTGGCTGAGTATCAGTTGCTGGCTTTGAAGACACGGATGTAAATCCAAAATCTTCGCTTAGGTCAAAGCCTCGCATATAATCTGGTATATCGTTTGCCATTATTCTTATCCTTTTTTTCTATCTGCTATTCTTTTTTTGTTTTTTATTAATGCTTGCTCTGTTTTAATTTGTTTGGTACTTTTTTTACCATACCTTTGAGCAAGTTGTGAAGTAGGGTGTGCCTCTGCAATTCGGGACATGTTTTCTTTCCAACCTTGATCTGAACCATATGAGATACCTTGTACTCCCCCTACAATATTTATAGCGGTTATAACTTGTTTGATGTTCTTATTTTTAGCTAGATATTCTTCCATTTCAGCTATGGTCATCATATCAGTATGTTGTTTACCTGATCTTTTATTTTCAAATGTGTATAGTGGCATTATTTAAAGTTCCTATCTTCGTACCATTTATTATAAGTTTGATCTGTAAATAGAGCTTTAATTTCTGCTAGATCAATATGGCCTCTTTGTATCATTGTTTCTAGTGACTCGTATTCATAAGTATCAACTTTACGAACCATTGTTTTGCCTTTAGATTCTTCTAAAAGTGTTCTTACATTTCTTTGCCAATTATCCATCTTCGTTTTCTCTCGCTTTCAGCAATATATATAATGTAATTATTGTTACAATAATTCCTAAAGGTAATAGTCCTATCATAATTGCCAGTTATCAGCCATTTCTTTTAATACATTATCTCTAAGACCGTCCCTCATAATCTTTTCTTCATCAAAGGTAAATGGTCTTATCATATTTAGACCTTTATCTAACCTCTCTTTTTTCTGCCTTTTAGATTCTTTCAAAGAATCTTCTAAGTATTTTTCGTCTTCTCTCATATCTTTCCTTCGTCAATTAAAAACATATTATCCTTATTAATATTTGGTTGTTTATCTAATACAAAATCAAATGCAATTGTAATTCTTTCGTGGTCGTCATTGTTTATTGATGTATAGTGTGGTATACAACTTTGAAATAAAGTTAATTTACCTGGTTCATTTTTACTTTCATAAGTTTCAGGATCATTTAATTGATTTACTGGATTCATATAAAAGGTTGAAGTATTATTATTTGTAACATGTATATGACCACCAAGGTAACTNTATGGTGTAACACTATGTAAATGTGGTTTTATTTGTTCACCTTTTCTCATAACATTAGCCCAACATTGTAACCAACATTTTTCTCTTTGTAATCCATAAGTATCTAATAATTCAAAATAAGTTCTTTTAATACTATCTCTAATAGGATTTATCAAATCTTCTTTCCATTTTAAAACATTAAAAGAATTAAATCTGGAAGTCAAACTATTATCACCTAAACCTGTATAACCATCTGTGGTTTCGATACCATCTGTTTTAGTAGGTTGTGTATTGTTTATAATTTGTTTTTCTTTTTCTAAAATTAATTCTCTTACATGAGTCCAATATTGAATATCT